TCACACCCGTATATGATAAATTTTTGTGAATGGTATTATAAGGACGAAATAGAACAACAACGTCTTCAATCGAAGAGCCAATACGACTTTTTCGCATTATTTATCCTTTTATTAGGATTTATTAATGGTGCGTACTACTATGGTGCTTTTATAGCATTGGTAGCGTGGCTCATATTTAGATGCGCTCACATTTTCTTTTATAGAAATTATGAGAAACAGCGTTTATTAGAGGCGTTGAAGAAACGTAACAATAGTTTGCCATTGATCGTTAAAAACGTAAGAGATGGTTATGCTCAAGCTTTTATCGCTACTTGTGCGACTGCTGGAGCTATTTATACTGTTGTAAAAATTCTGAAAGTCTTCAAAGACTTGAAGAGCAAACAGGGTTCTTTGGAGCCAAAAACAGTTGAAGATGTTAAAATTCGCGATAGCGAAACAAACATTTGGACGTCTGTTCAAAAACGTCCCCTTCCAGCTACACAATATAGTAAAGAACATACTTTTTCAGTTGTTGAAAACAAAATTAAAAAGAATTTGTTTTATGCTAGTGTGCTGGTCAAAAAAGAACGTCGATTAATGGCAAACGTGTTGTTTTTGCGCTCGAATGTTTTAGTGATACCAAATCATTATTTCGAAGCAGATGATATTGAGGTAACCTGTTATAGGGATAAACCAGACGCCATGGGTGGTAAATTTACCACGAAATTATCGAAACAAAGTTCAGTCCTCATCCCAGACACAGATTTTCGTCTGTGTTTTAGTGCAGTTGGTGGATCTTTTGGAGATCTTACCAAGTATCTTCCTACCGGTAAGGTGGTTGATCATCCTTTTGCCATGTTTTGGCGTAAGAAGGATGGCACAATGGTTGATGCCAAGGGTAAAGCCCGAGCAAAAACAACATATAATGGGGTGGAATCTTTTGAAGGTGGAGAATATGATTTTCTCAACATTAATACCTTTAATGGCTTATGTGGAGCAGTGATGCTTTCACATGGCAAAGATTCGGTGTTGACTGGTTTCCATTTAGGTGGAATTGCAGATACACCAAAGGGCTGTTTTGGTACCTTAACAAAATCTCAGTTTGATGAAAGCTGTGAAAAATTGCGAAGTTTACCAGGAGTCTTGCTAACTGGTTCTAGTGAAAAATTCACTGGAGAAGTTATGGGTACAACTCTTTTGAGAGAAGACCCTTTGCATGAAAAGAGTCCTTTGAACTTTATGCCACAAGGATCACAATTCGTTTATTACGGATCTGTGATTGGTCAAAGTACATCAAGAAGTGATGTTCGCAAGAGCAAAATTTCTAATGATGTTGCTGAGATTTGTGGCGTCCCCAACAAATGGGGACCACCCAAGATGAAACCTGAGTGGTTTGGGTGGCAAACAGCTTTATCGAACGCTAGTACCACTGGCATTGATTTTGAGTATTCTTTGCTCAAAGTGTCAATTGAGGATTATTTGGATCCTCTCAAGAAATTGGTTGTCAAACCTATGTGGAATGACATGAAACCTTTATCTAACCATGACAATATCAATGGCCAACCTGGTGTTAAGTTTATTGACGCGCTTGCGTTATCAACTGCAGCAGGTTTGGGTATGCGTGGTAAGAAACGAGATTATATTGTTGAGGACGAAAGTATCGACGTTGCTAATCGAACCTTCGGTCCAGAAATTATCTCTTATTTGGAGCAATGTATTGAGACATATAAACGTGGTGAACGAGTCCACTTTGTCATCAAAGCTTGCAAGAAAGACGAGGTTTTGCCAGTGGCAAAGGAGAAGTGCAGAATTTTCTACGCTAATCCAATGACATTGACATTACTTGTTCGT